AATTCTTTTCTGTGTCTGTAAGTTCTTGCCAGTCTTTTACATCTGTATGTAGAGGAACAGACTCTGGCATCCAATGCATTTGATTTTGTAATACATAGTAATCAAACATCCAAGGATATTCAAATGGTTTATAATAATCTCTGTTACCTAGTAAAGTCATCGAAGTTCTCCTTTAGTGTTTTAAGTTTATCTTCTGCAGTAGCTAACTTATCTATTTCAACATCCATTGTTTCAATAATGTTAGGATGTTCAGCAACACCAACACTATTTTTAAAATAGTTTAATAAATTAGTTTCAGCTTCTGCTCTTTCTGCTTCATACTTCAAGCGTAAAGCATTATATATTTTTTGTTTCATCATGTTTATCCCTCACATGCTACACATTCCACATCATCTAACTTGATTCTTGGAACTTTTATATTTACATTTTCTACATTTCTAGCTGCGTTAGACCTAAAATAGTAGAGTGATTTAAGTTTATTCATACCATACCAATGAACATCATTTACATACTGCATGTAATCATCATGAGTATCTTGACCTTCTGTAGCTTTTGGTAAAGTAAAGAATAAGTTTACAGATTGTGCTTGACATATATACTGTTGTCTTTGGTATGCATGTTCCACAACCCATATTTGATTTATTTCATTTGCAGTTTTAAATACTTCTTTTTCTTCATCTGTTAGTATATCTAAATGCTGTACCGAACCATCCTTACCAGAAATACTTTTCCATGTTTCTTCTAACTCTTTAAGTTTTAATCCTTTCTTCTTTAATAACTTTTCAAGAAACTTATTTTTAACTTGATAAGAACCTGATAGAGTTTTGTGAGTATATGCATTGGCACGATAAGGCTCAATAGAAGGACTAGTACCGGAACAGATAATACCAGAACTAGCGTTAGGAGCAATAGCAAGAAGATTAGCATTGCGAATGTCATGACCATGTAAATCAGGGCATTCCCCACGCACTTCGGAAAGTCTTTTAGTAGCTGTATTAGCTTTACTTTTAATGTGTTTAAATGCTTGATGATTAAAACTGGTTGCGAATAAACCTTCAAAAGGTATTCCTTTAGATTGTAAGTAAGCGTGGAAACCCATAGCACCAAGCCCGAGACTGCGTTCCCTATATGCAGAATAAGCAGACTTGGAATAACCTTCCTTGCCTTCTTTAATGTAGTTTTTAAATCTTTTGTAGTTTGCACTATAACCTCCAAGCTGTGATGTATCTACTGCATTTTCAATGTAATGTTCTATCACATTGTCAAGCATTGTTATTAAATCTTCAATGAAATAGTTATCACTAACCCATTCATCAAAGTGTTCTAAGTTTACAGAAGATAAACAACATACTGCTGTTCTCTCTTCGTTTGTAGGTAATGTAATCTCTGAACATAAATTACTTTGTTTTATTTCTAATCCTAATTTCTTTTGTTGTTCTGGTAAAGCATCATTACAAGTATCAATATTAATCATATAAGGTTCGCCAGTCTCTGCCCTAGCATTTATGATTTGAAACCACAAAGCTCTAGCATTTATAGTATTAACTGCCTCATTTGTTTTAGGGTCAATCAATCTCCAGTCTTCATCATTCTTAACTGCATCCAAGAATGCATTAGTAATGTTTACTCCATTGTGTAGATTTAAACACTTTCTATTTATATCTCCACCTGATTCTTTTCTTATATTTATAAACTCTTCTATCTCTGGATGACTTACATCCATGTATGCAGCGTAAGAGCCTCTCCTAGTTGTGCCTTGATTAAAGGCTAACATCTGAGAATCTACAACATGCATGAATGGTATCGAGCCAGTAGAACGACTACCGTGAGTAGTAGAAATACCATTGCTCCTAACATCCCCCCAATATCCACCGATGCCTCCACCTGAACTTGCCAACCATATGTTCTCATCATAGTGATTAGATAAACCACCCCTGCTGTCAGGTACATAATTGAGAAAGCAGCTAATAGGTAAGCCACGAGTTGTCCCCCCGTTACTAAGGATAGGAGTGCTAAACATGAACCACCTATTGGAACTGTATTCATAAAGTCTTTGAGCCATTTCATAATCTGTTTCTCCTTTAAATGTTGCACCGAATACTGATGCTCTGGCTAGAGCTTCTTGTGCATGTGTTTCATTATCCCAAAAATATCTATCTTTGAGTGTGTCTATACTAAACTTATCAAAATCTTTTTCTCTGTCATAATCTATGATTATACCTAAGTAAGACTTCTTTCCAATTTTATCTTCAATCATTATATTCCTCTATGTGTAGAGCTATTATAGCATAATGTATAATCTTAAGTAGCTCTAATCTTTTGTTATCTTTCTTACCATATCTCATAGCATACTTCATAATGTTACCAATACAAAAACCTTCTCCATGTCCTGAATCTATAATCATATCTGTTGCTTGATACTTACCATCTCCATAATGTTTCTTGTATGTTTCATGTATGTAATCATCTATCTCTTCTAGTATCTTAGTCTCACTAAACTTTGTCATTTAAATTTACTCCCTTCAAACCATGCAACCAAACTTCTTCTAGTGCCAGAGGTTACAGGTGTAACTCTATGTGTAGAGAAAGAAGGGAACACTAATATATTACCTAGCTTTCTAATATTATCAGGAGCTGAGCTATGCATAAATTCAAAGTCTCCACCTGTATAATCATCAGACTCTGAAAGTTGTAGTGTCAAACTTAACTTTCTATGAAAAGCATTATCTGTATCTAGAAATGTATCTATATGCCAGTTATAAAAATCTCCTTCATTTTCATCTCCATTGTAAACAGTATACTGAATTGAATCTAAATACTTTACATCAAAGTCATAAGACAATCTGTTAGCTGCATTGATAGAGTTCCAAAATCTAGGAGCAATAAAATTCCAAAGAGGCATATGGTCTGGGTTTGCTGTAGTTATAAAAGCAACATTACCCTTTCTATGTTTTGTAACTTTTTGTGCATCGCCTTCTCCTGTTGTGGCATCTCTTATATCTAATAACTTTTCACATTCATTTACTATATGGTTACAATCTTCTTTTGTAAACCAATCTTGAAACAACATACAATTTTTCATTCGTTCTCCCATTCATAATTTTTAACTAATTGCCAGTATTTTAAAATACTATTAAACATTTCTTTGTGTTTATCATGAGACTCTTTATCCCATATGTGAAATAAAACAATACTTGTATCAGCTCTATCTACAAAGATAGAAACTCTTTCTGGATTATCTACACCCATACCTTGTGCGTACGCAGACAACTGCATACCATGCTCATCATATACTAAACGAGAAGGGTCTTTGTTTTTTAAGTTATCTTTGGTCTTAAAGTCTACAAAGACATTGTCACAATATAAATCTATCTTGCCACCATATCCTTGAGGTGCACAGAAAGACCCCTCTGCTGTCCAGTTATTAAGTAATGGATAAGTTTTATCCAGCCATTGTTTTATTATCTTGTAAGGTTTATATTTTCTTTTACCCTCAAAACCTCTTTCTATTTGAGCATGAATCTTGGTGCCTTCTTTAGCAGCTTTTAAGCCAACTTGTCTAGCCTCTTGCTTACATCTGTAAACAAAAGAATCCATGTCTTCTAGTTCATTTGCTTCTAATGTGGTGGCTGCTTTGATAGCTTGAGTAATCTTCCAGTTCTCAAGTCCGGGCTTTGCTATCATACCAATGATGGTAGTAACAGATGGAACAAGTCCATAAGTTTTAGCATCCCTTAGTGTGGTATTTCTTTCTTTACCATTAGCACCAATTAGAGTATATGCAGGGTCTCCGTTCTGGTCATACCAATGACCTGATTCGGATGTAAATTTATTATAGTTATCTAATTTAGATTTGTCAATAGTCTTAGTCATCTTTTAGGTCCTTAAATGTTTTAAATACATCAGATGTAAATAATTTATTTATATTTACTAGATACATCTTACTTGCTTTGTGGTCTCCACCACATACAGACTTCTTAAAATCTAACTTGTCTATAAGTTGTTTTAGTTTTGGAACTTCAAATACAAGTGTGCAAAATATATTATCATCAATACAAAGATTATGAAACCAGTAGTCTGCTTCTGTAGCAGCAATGCCAGAAGGTTTACCATATGATTCATATTCAATACATATATTACCTGTCTTCATCCACATACCTCTTTCAGATTTTACTTCTATCTTCTTATCAGTAAGCATGTTCGCTATCTTTTCTTCTCTTATAGTTCCATATTGTAAATCAATATCAAACTTCTTTCTATCTTTTTTAGTGGGTTTCACTCCAGTTACCTCCTATTTTATATTCGCCTGTTAATGGACATCTCATTTTAAAATGTTGCCCAGCCTTTTCAATACACTCAACACCTAATCTTCCAAGATAATCTGCTTGTGATTCTTTTACTTGTATCTGCCATTCATCATGAATGTTAGCAACAAACTTAGCATCTAATGTATTTAGATTAATTAATTCCTGTAGTATACACATAGCTTTCTTCATAGCTATTGCACCACCACCTTGTAATAAAGTATTCAAGGCTGCATGTTGATGTCTTAGAATAATTTTTCTACCATCTAATCCATTCAAGTATTTTTTTTGAGCAGCTCTATCAACTCTAGTTTTAAGATTTCTAAATGCTGTGTTACTACTAAGAAAGCGTTCTCGCAATGTTCTACCTGCTGACTTGTTTCCTCCAATGATTCTTCCAATCTTTTCATCTCCGGCACCGTATATGAGTGCATAGATGAAAGTCTTCGCCTCATCTCTTGATTTAAGTCCAGCAAGTCTTTGGTTAGCTGTGTGAATGTCTCCGTTGATAATTTCATTTATGTATTCCTCGTTAGCCATATAGTGTGCTAACAATCTTAGTTCTAATTGACTTGCATCTATACCTACAAGTTTATATCCTTCTGGCACAGTCCAACAACTTCTACATTCTTTTCCATACTCAGAATGAATACTAGGAACTTGTGCCATGTTAGGATTTCTATGTGTCATTCTACCAGTAATAGCACCAGTAGAAATTACACTACCATGAACTCTGTTATCATCTTGACAAGCATCAACCCAAGATTCTACTTGTGCTGCTCTCTTTTGAATTAACAGATACTCTGCTATGAGTTTAGCTTCATGTATATGTGTTATCTTTTTTAATGTTCCTTCATCTACAATAGGCTGACCAGTAGGAGTAAACCTTCTAGGCTTCCATCCAAAGTCTTTTAAGTATTGACCTATCTGTTGTCGAGAGCCTAGATTAAATTCTTTTAATTCTTTTCTCATGAAAGAGGTAGTGTCATTTGTCTTTACTCTTTCTTCATACTCAATGTTAGTAAGTCCTGACTTCGATAGAGTGCCATCCTTTTTAAGTTTAGGTGTAACTCTTTTAACATCAACCCACTTAGGTTTAAATGTTGAATGAACTTCTTTCTCTATCTCCGACTTTCTTTTATTCAAAGAACTTAATAAAAGCATAGCTTCTTTTTCATCAAATAGAAATCCTGTTTCAAATTGTTCTTGTAATATTCTAGATGTTTCGTGTTCCAATTCTATAGATTGTTTTGAAAAACCTACTGCATCTTGTTGTAGTTTGTGATAGACAAGTTTGTTTAGTTTAGTATCTTGAATACAATACTTCATCATGTCGTTACTATAATTTGTAAAGTCAGGCTTATCTTGTTTAGCACTACCTAACTTCCAACCCCACTTTTCTAAACTATGACCACCATCTCTTACTGGATTAAGTAGTCTTGATATTACTAAAGTATCAACAATTCCTTTATGTTTTGTTAGGTCAATACCTTTTAACTTTTTAATTACAGGTAAATCAAATCCTATTATGTTGTGTCCTATAATTTTATCTGCTTGTTCTAATAGTTTTATCCCTTCATCTATCTGGTCTGGATTATAAGTATAAACTTTATTATTCTCATCTATAGCAACCATACACCATATCTGTGTTGCATCCTGATACAGACCATCTGTTTCAATGTCAAAAACTAACTTCATCTTCTACCTCTTTTGAAAATTCTAAATCTTCTTCTGATAATCTTCCTGTCTCTTTATCATATACAAGAGCAGTAGCCATACCAACATCCCCTGTGTATCTTGATTTTAATACACGAAGTTTTGTTGTTCTTGCTTCAAGCTCATCATCTGACTGTTGATTTCTTTCTAATGCTATCACACAATCGGATAATTGACCAATACTATTTGAGCCACGAAGATGAGAGAGAGATACTTCAATACCATTCTCATGTCCTTTATTTCCATCCACTCTTCTCAAGTGAGATACAAGTATAAGACCTGCTCCTGTTTCTTCAACTAAACTACGAAGTCTAGTCATAATAGAATCAATAGCTCTTCTCTCATCTCCTTCATGCACAGCACTAACCAACATATGTAAATGGTCAACAACAACCCACTTACAATCACATCCAACAATTAAATATCTTAACTTAGCAAAGATGTCATCAATCTCATTCGTTCCAAAGTGAGCATGTATAAATACTCTATCATCTTGGAATACTTTATCAAACATTTGCATGATAGTTTCTTTATCAAACTTATCTCGTTCTTGGTCTATATACAATCTAGCATTAGCTTCAATAGAAAGTATACCATCTACAGTTCTCTTCCAGTCTTCTTCTAATGCAATCACACCAACATTATCTTCTGTTTGATTGATGAGCCAATGCTCTAACTCTCTGGTAACACTAGACTTACCTAGTCCTGTGCCACCAGTAAGAGTTACGAGTTCCCCTTGCCTCAATCCATATAACTTTTTATTTAAACCTTCCCAAGGAAAAGCAATGCTCTCTTTCTTTTCTCTATCTAAATAAGATTTCTTCTTGTCTAATACTTGTATGATACCACTAGGAGTATATACTTTTGCATCCCACCATGCTCTTGTAAACTCTGAATGTTTAGATTGTTTGAGCATATCATTTGCATCTTTATATCCATTAGGTAAAGTTACAATCTTTGCTTTTCCCGGTTTTAAAATAGTAGCAACTTTCTGTGCTGCCTCTTGTCCTTGTTTATCTTTATCAAAACATATAACTACATTGTCAAAACTTTCTACATATTCTAAACTTTCTTTTACATCTTTGACTGCTGATGCTGCTCCTCTTTTGATAGAAACAACAGCCCACTTACTTCCTAGAAGTTCGTAGGCTGCCATAGCATCGCACTCCCCTTCAACAATAGTTAAATACTTTCCACCTTCTTTAAATAAATTTTGTCCAAACAATCCTGTTCCAGACAATGAGCCATTGAATGCAAACCTTTTATCTTTTATATATCTAGTCTTGGTAGCACAATGTTCATTGTTAATATAGAAAGGATATAAATGTTGTGCCAACTGACCAGCAGAATCATACACAACTTTAACTCCAAACTTTTCTGCTGTTTGTTTTGTTATACCTCTGTCTGTTAGGTTTGCAAATATGCCACCATGCACATTTACATTTTCTTTTTTATAATCTTCCATTGATGTTACATTACCCTCATAGTTAGAATAAAAATGATTACAACTAAAACATTTAGCTGAGCCATCTTTGTTTACTGATACTGCATCACTACTGTCACATACTTTACATGGTAAGCGATGCTTTATAAATTTGTTTTCCATATATTTCCCTCAAAAAAAAGCTAGTTTTTAGAATAGAACTAGCAAACTATTAAGGAGATATATTATGCCTACTCTGATTCGTTAGAATCTTCGTTAGTCATATCTTCATTCTCAACAAGTGCTTCCGAAGCAGACTTCAAGAGGGTTTCAAGACTACCTCTATGAGTTGCACTTGCAAAGGACAAAGCCTCTGTGATGACATCTAATGTTCCTACTTTAGCAATAACTGCTTTAGCATTCAATCTAGTCTTGTCATCTTTTATTTTTGAAACATCATAATTTAATGTTCCCTCCTCCGTTTGAACATTAATAATCAAAATTCTTCTCCTCCTTCAAGCGAATCAAATTCTTCGCCATCAGCAGACTTGTAACTTACCAAGTCAATTACTTGCATTGCTTGGAAATCCAAACCTTTGAAGTCTCCAAATTTATTAGATGTTTCCCACTCGTTATACTGAACTCTAACTCGTGAGCCATTACCAACTAAAACATCAATCGGTAATTTATTTTCATCTACTAACTTAGGTGCATTTCTGACCATACCATTTGGTCCATTCACTTTTCGTTTAATAGTTATAGCACGACCAACTTTCTCATCTCCCAATTCAATCTCTTTAACTTTGAATCCTCGTGAGATAAAATCATCTGCCACGCTGTCATCTACAACCAAATCTACAGTATATACTGGTTCATATTTAGTATTTGGTGTAGTTACACTAGCCCAATAGGCTATCCCTTCTTGTATTGCCATATTAATCCCTCCTTCGGTTTGGCGTTTACGCAAAGCGTATTATACATCGCCACTACTAATCTTGTCAAGTTCATCCAAGTCATAATCAGTAGTGACCTCTATTTTAAATTTATCATCCTGTAAATATTCTACAGTATATGGTAAATTAAAACCCTTGCTAGATAGATTATCTATCTGCTCAGTAAACTCTTTGTAATCTTTTTTATTTAGTATTGCTGTGTGTTTCATGCTGTCTCCTTTGTCCACCAAGTAGGTTTGCTCCTACCTCGTTCCCACTTGGCATAATGTTTTTCATTAATGCAATAGTTGCGATAAGCAACAATAGGGTCTTCATCTTTATACTCCTCTGGCATTGCCTGTGCTAATGGTGTCATTTTCTTTTTAATAATGTTTGGTATTTTTTTCAAAGGCTCTTTTAGTTTAGTTATACTGGCATGTTCTCTACCATATCTAAATTTATATTCAGACCCCAAAGCTAAGAAATGTGTATACAACCATAGATAATTTAA